AGAGGAGCCTTAACACCCTTGTCAAGAGGAAGCTTTACACCAGTCATTCCTTGCTCATCTAGTTTCTCAGCTTCAGCAACTTCAGCAACTAGTTGCTCTAGTTCTTCTTCTGATAGAGAATTTAGATACTCTTCAACTTCTTCTTCAGTCAGTTCTTCTTCGGAGATGATTTCTTCATCTTCCTGAACTTCTTCCATAGCCTGTACCTTGGCTGACTTTGCGTCACCCTTTGGAGTTGGCTTTGGTGCTTCAGATGCACTAGCAGAAGCTTTCTTTCCAATTGCATCTGGGCCTGATGTTGGTGTTTGACCGCCAAGGTCTACTGGGTTAGCAGGACCCTTCTTCATTGGCTCTTTGTCCTTGCCGACTGTTGTGTTTAGAATATCAGCGGCAGATTCTAGTAACGAATTACTCATTTTGTTAAAACTCCTTGAGAGATATATTATTTATACAAATTATAGTTTTGACAAGAAATTCTCAAAGATTCTGAGAGAAACTTCTTCCAATTGCTTTTGTTTGGCATTCTTAATTTCATCGTACATCTCAACGATGTTGATTTCCTTAATCATGCCGTTATCCCAGACCCATTCCTTGCCTTCCATGATGCCTTGTACAAATGCACCTGGAGCCGAAGGATCTGCTACGATATCTGCCGCTGTAGCAAGATAATAATCGTCCTGTACCATGTTAACGCCATTCACTTCTTTTAGCGAACCCATTCCTCTGGACGATACACCTAGAGTAGCGCCACCTTCCATAAGGGACTTGGCAATTTTGCCCATTGGTGTTTCGAGGATCTTGGCCTTACCTACGAAAATATTTCCTTCTTGCTTCAAAGAAGTAATAAGGTGACTGACGCGGTCAAGGTTGATGCTTGGTGAATCAGGATGACCTAGTTCACCGAATGCTCTGTTCTTAGATACATATTCTTCATTGTATCTAGCAGCTTCTTTCTGGAGCACTTCTTTAGGATAGATGCGTCCATTGCGGTTCTTTGACTCACCTACTAGGAATGGACCTGTAATATACAGGCTCTTCACACCATTCTTTTCTTCGGTGACGTACTTAACTTCTTCGATGTGTTCTTTGATAAGTTTCATCTCTTATAGTCCCATTGCTTTTCTTTTGGCTAGAGAACGCTTTCTCTTAATTAGTGCACGCGCTGCAGTTGCTTTGCGCTTTAGTTTTGCCTTACGAGCGCCGATCTTACGATCTAGTCTCTCTTTAGAAGACATACGCTTTAGCTTGCCACCGCGCAGAGTGTATCCCTTTACATTGGATACTTTTTTGCGACGCTGTACCTTACCACCACGAATGCGAGCCTTGATTACCTTGACTCTTGCTTCCGAGACCATAATGTAATCTTTGAGAAGATTTAGCTTCTCAGAGAGTATTTCAGATATTCTTTGTTCTACATCAAGCATTTTGCGATCCTACTATTGGCTGACCGACATTAGTTGGTATGCCTGGGCCAGCATATGGAACTGTAAACACTAGGTTATACTTATCGTTCGTGTACAATGCAACATGGCTACCATCAGGAAAAATTCGAATTCCCTTTCTTCGAAGCACTAGCATAGGAGATGGGTAAACCTCATCTCCTAGTCTAGATATCTTTTCTCTGAGATGCTTGAACTTCATTGTGGCTTCAGTACTTTACGCTGAATTGAGTTGCCCAGCGAACCGATTCCACCAGCCTTTTCCAGATAGGAAGAAACTAGAGTTCTGTGACCAGGAGACAACTTGTTGATATCGCCAACTTTCTTATAGCGAGCAAGAGCTGCAAGAATCGGAGCCTTGTTCTTCTCTCCCATTGCAGATAGCTTGGCTGCGTCGGTCATATCTTCATCAATCTGCTCAGCCTCTTCTTTTCTGAGCATCTCACGACCTCTCTTCAGAGAATTCATTCCACTTTCTGCAGCGTTGGCGCCCATTTTGGCTGTTGGGTATCCAAGCTTTTTGGTTGCAGCATTCTTTTGGTACTTGTTCCAACGCTTGAGTGAAGTGTTCACCTTGGAGATTGCTTGAACTTCATCAATCTGCTCAGCTTCTTCGTTGGTCGCAGCAACTTTAGCTTTATCAGGTGAGTTCTTGTATTGACCTGGAAATGACTTGGCTGATGCTAAATTAATACCAGCGGCTCTCTTATCAGCCTTTTCAGTATTGCCTGAAGATTTAGCAGCTAAATGCGCACGAACTGCCGCGCTGCCATAACGACCAAGTAGATTTTTGCTGACTTCGTCAACCTGCTCGACTTCTTCTTTGGCAAAACGATCCATGAATGCCTTTTTATCTGCATCTCGTTGCTTTTTGCCGCCAGGATACTTCCCGCTGTACTTGTTAGATAATCCATCATCTTCTGAATGCTTATATCCATCCGAAGTAGGCTTCAGAAGTTTGGCTGTTTCTATATTTTTGTAGCGGCCAACTGGGTTGCCATCTTTGTCGTGTACAACAACTGCTTCATCCATGATGCCAGAAGCAAGTTCGACTCTGCGAACTTCTAGAGCATCTGCAATCTTTTCTGCCATAACAGCGTTGAACGACTCTACGATTGCGTCGGCATCGTCAACAACAATTGATTCTACTAATTCTTTTGACATCTAAATCTCCGAGTGCGTTAAACGCTTCTTTTATTTATACAGGTGGTTGTTGCTGTTGCATTTGTTGCTGAGCCATACCAGCTTGAGACTGCGCAATCTGAACTTGCGCAATTCTCATCATCTGATCTTGCTCTGAATTAATTTCTTTCTGCATAGTCTTAATTTCATCTTCGGTGAGATGAAGAACATTCTTGCGAACCCAGTTCATCGAATAGTACTGACCGATATAAGGAACAAGGCTATTCAACAGAGTGACGCGAGAAGTCATCAACTCGGCGTCTTTCAACTCAGCGAAGTTATTGTCTTCTAGGAAGTCATAGTGAATGTACTCTTTGAGTTCATCCCACTCATCAATAGAAGCAATACCCTTGAGTGACAGCTGACGCTTCATCAGTTCATCAAACAGTCCACTAAACTTGTTGCGAAGTCTTTCTGTAAATTTGCTAAACTTGAGTTCGTCTCTGGTGATCTCGTTAGAACGACCAAGGCTAAATCCCTGCTGTGGTTCTAATCTTGAAATAGGAACGTTGAGCGACTTATACAGCTTCTGCTCAAAATACTTGACGTCTGTCAGTTCGCCTAGATTCTGACCAGCTGGTAGAGTGGTGATCTCTGTAGACTTACCTTCGCCACGACGTGGAATCCAGAAGTCTTCGATCATGCTCATAAAGCGACGATCGTCTCGAACCTCACCAGTTCCTGAATCGTATGTAATCTTATTGCGGAACTTGGTCATAATATCACGTAGATATTGATCCGCCTTCAGCTTTGGCAGATTACCAACGTCGATGTAGAACACACGACGCTCTGGCGCTCTAGACAAACGATAGATAACAACTGCGTCTTCAATCATACGCAGCTGGTTGAGCGGCTTGATTGCCTTATGTAGATAAGACAATACCATATTTCTGGACACATCCATCAGACCAGAATTAATGTTAACCACAGCATCTTCAGCGATCTTAACAGCTGCATCAACTGGGCTGGACATAACCATAGTCCCACCAGCCGAAAGAGCCTTATCGTTGTAGATGTAGAATTCTTGAGTGCCCGTAACCATTTCTATACCAGTACGTGGGTCTTTTTGCTTTTGTACTGTACGAACCTTGCGAGTCTTACGAGGATCTAGATAGACTAGACCTGTAATACCACCACGAGGATTTTGTTCGTCAATCTGAACTTGATAGAATATACGACCATCAACATACCAGCGTCTAAAGATATCAGCTCCTGAGTTAGAGAAATCTAACATACGAAGAACGTTCTTAAATTCTTCGCGGATCATTTCTTTAATATTATCTGGCTGTTCTAGTTCATCAAGAACAATCTCAACAGACTTACCGTTCTCATCGTGCACAATGGCTTCGTTGACAATTTCGTCAACAGCCTGCTCAATTTCTGGTTGCATTGCCATAGTGCGATAACGAGAGATTAGCTCGTTCTCGTTCTTGAATGCAGTTTCTAGGTTGAGATATGTGCCATAATATCCACCTAGACTACTTGAATTGATGGTATAGGCACCATCATCAGTCTGTGGTGGAGCAATAGACGGAGACTCTTGAATCTCAGTCTGTTTGCGTACGATCTCGAAACCGAATAGATTTATTGCCATGCGAACTCCATATCAAAAGGAGGGAGGTTTTATCCTCCCTCCATACCAATTAATTAAGGTGCAGCTGCTGCTGTGTCAACTGATTCCCAGTACTGGTAGGTGAATGTTACTGAATATTCTTCAATAGTGTCATTCGAACCCCAGTCTAGGTCAATCGCTGCAATATCTGATGGCCATAGACCAACAAACAGATATTCCTTCAATAGCGATCCACTCTTACCATACTGCCAAACCTGAGCATCTGCACCATATCCACCGAAGTTGGTGTTAACAGCTGCAGAGTTGCGAAGGTTCTGAGTATTTTCGTTAATACCACGATGCCATGCTTCAAACGCATTACGCAGTACGAAATCCTCATCGTTCAGTATAGTTACGCTCCACTCAGCGAACGTTCTGTTACCAGCGACTTTGATCTGTCTGCCAAAGTATGGTACTTCAACTGTACCGATTGTTGAACCAGGCAATTGAGCGGTCTTTACCTTGAATCTAGCTTGACTGCCAGCCAATGCTCCCAGGGCAACAAACCCTGGGAACGTCAGGTTGACTTCAAATAGATTTGGTCGTGCGCCATCAAAGGCAAGATTTGTTCTAAATTCATCGACATTAAATGCCATTTCCGTTACTCCTTTACCTTATTTGTATTTATCAGAACTTACCAACGACTTCTTCGAAGGCAACACCAGTTCTAACAGCAACAAAATTCAACTGGATGTAATTGATGCTCTTTGCTGGCTTAATGTAGATATCACCAACAAACTCATTTCTGTCGATAACTTCTGGCGTATTATTTGTAGTGTCGCAAACAACACGATAGTCATAGATACCACGACGACCTTGAACAGTTCTTAGGAAAGGTTCAACTAGATTTACGAATTGAGCGCGAGTAAACTCGTCGTTAAACTCGAACAGGCTAGAACGCGATGCCTTTGAAATGGCCTTTTCTAGGACAATAAACAGACGACGAACATTAATTCTGTCGAACGCTGATGGGCGGCCAAGCATTGTCTTATCGCCGAACAGCATATTTCCTTCTCCTGGGAAGGAGACTACAGGATTGATGTCATTCTTGTAGAGTTCGTCACGATTAGCCTTTGTTGGAACATAGGCAAACTTAACGACATTCTTGATTTGACCTCTCGTCACACCTGCAGGCGAGAACCAAGGATCTCTGTCAGCATCTGTACGAGCGCATAGACCAGCGATATCGCCATTTAGTGGGACCCAACGATACACGTCGTTGTACTTGTCGTATTGATACTTCCAGTTACCATCCATAACCGCATAAGAAGAAGTCACGTTGTTTAGCGAATTCTTACGATAGGTGATGATATCTGAGGTTGGAGTCGCCGAAGTAATAAACGAACTCGATGGCGATACGAATGCTACGCAATCTTTTCTGACGCCAGCCAGGTTATTGATTACATCAAGCTTGACTGCAGCTGGGTGATCCGAAGTCATTACTAGAGAAATATCCACTAGTTCTGAATTCTTCAGCAGATCATATGCCGCAATCAAATCAGCACTGGTAACTGCAGCTGTAGATCCATATGACAACGAATATTCTGATCTAGTTGTTGCTAGGTCAGCGTATGGTGTCATTCCAGAAGATGCGTCCGTTCCCCACGACGTTCCTGTTGCAGGAGCTGTGTTTGGATGACCAGACCAGAATACATACTTGGACTTGCGGAACAGTACGTCCTTGTAGTAGATCGACTCGCCGTTTTCGTCTTTGGCGTTTGGAGCCTTAGACAAATTGTCATACTTCTCTAGGAGAGTGTTTGCAGTGCCAGTTATCTTACCATCTTCGTCCAGAACAACCAGATACATTTGATCGTTGGCTGTTGAAGAAAAGTTAGTAGCAATGTAATTTGACGTACCTGGAGCTTTATCAAAGTAAGACGAATATGCCCAGTTGCTAAAATTAGCAGCAGGAGTATTGGCCCACAAAGAAACCTTCAGAGAGCTTCCGAGTTCTCCGCCGCTGCGTGCCGCAAAAGATGTTAGCGATGTGCCTGAATAATAATTGTTCAGATAATCATCATCGTTCTTAATGAACGTGTTTTTTGCTGCAGCTAGAGTTGTGTTTCCAGTATTAGACGAGAACGCTGTGTTTCCGCTTACTGTATTTGCTGCTCTAACTATACGAATGTCGCCAGAATACGACAAGAAGTTAGCTGCAGTGAAGAAATCGTCGAACGTATTTGCGTCTGGTTTGCCGTATTGGTCAACCAACTCAATCTCATTCGTAATTTGACGAATTTCGTTTACAGGTCCCCACTGGAACTGGCCAGCTAGTGCTCCAGTTGCTGTTGACACTGCTGGAATAACTGTTGTCAGATCAATTTCTGATATAGCCACGCCTGGTGAAACTTGAAATGCCATTTTGAATACTCCTGTTATAGGATTCTAAAAAGTTAATCTATTTAGTTATTTACAATTTCCCATACCGAACCGTCTTCAATCAACATCTCATTACGAATTTCATCACCAGACAATGGTAATGGTAACATATCTTCTTCAATTAGTCTCATTTGATCCCTGTACAACTTATCTTTGATATTAGTATTACAGAGATCAGAGAAAAAGGGTTGATTTGTCATCCACGAAAATAGAACCAAACACATGACTAGGTCATCGTGTGATCCAACATCAGCTTCATAACTGTTATTCTTATTTATAAAAGTAGACAGTTCTGCGATAATGTCAAAGTCTTCTACGATAAGCTTGTAACTCTCAATCAGACTCTTCATCAAAGAACAGCCTAGACGCTTGGTAGACTTCGTTGTTCTGATTCCACGAACAGCCCTACCGCCACCTGCCCAAGTTAGAGTGATCTTTTTATTTTGCTCAGCAGTAGAAAGAATGTTTTCATATTCAAAGTCGTCGAATAGGCTGTCTGAGATCTGCTGACCGTTGTCGTTGATCTCTACCAGAATGTATGCGTCGTTGTAGTATCTGCCGATCTTGGCCACAATTGAAGGATAAACTACTGGTGAAATTTCATTGTCTTTGTACTTACAAACTATTTTGTATGGTATCTCGGTAACGTCAATGACCACAAAGGCAGAGTAGTCGAGACCCTTTCCTCTAGAGGTATCTACCGTGATCACATATTTGTGACCAGGAATCGGCTCTTGATGTATGGCCAGCCCATGTATTGTGTTCTGTACTTTAGGTAGCTTGAACGTCAGGCTCTTTAGCACCATACCAGAAATAAGCGTGCCGACAGATCCTTGGAACTCACATTCCATTTCCTGCAGATACTTCTCGTCACCTAGAACTCTCTGTTGTTCTTTGGCCCATTCTTCGGTTCTACCTGGCACCTGACGCCAGTTAGCCTCAATGGTCACGAAGCCATTCTTGTTCTCAACAGCCTCATTCCACATCTTATAGTAGTGGTTCATGCCATTAGGTGTTGATGAGATAAGAATCTTGGAACTAGTACCAGAAGTGATTGTTGGGTAAACTGAGGTGAAGAATTCTTCGGCGATGTTATTAGGAACGAACGCAAACTCGTCAAGATACAGAAGCGAGATGGAGAAACCACGAATCGCCGAGGAAGCTGTTGAGTCGGCCAGCACTCTAGAGTTGTTCTCTAGTTCAATGTCACCCTTATTCCAGGTTTTGACGCCTTGCTGAATCCAGTGAGGCAGTTCTTCGTATGCAATCTTGACGCGGGATAGAATTTCTCTGGCGGTCTTCGCCTTGTTAGCCAGAATAGCCACCAGCTTATCTTGGTTGAATAGGATATACCAAAGGATATAGCCAACAACCATTGTAGTCTTGCCGACCTGACGACCAGCCTTCACGATTACCTGACGGTTCTTGTTTATCTTGTGTAAAGCTTCTTGCTGGAAAGGATACAGCTTAATGTTCTGTAAGCCATGGTCAAGAGTAATAATCTTAACATATCGTTCGGCGAAATACGCAGGATCTTCAGAACACTTGACATACTCGTCAATCTGTTCCTGAGTCATGTTGAATGGAACTCCAACACGTTTGAGCTTTGGATTCCCCAAATATTTTTTTACTTGATCAGCTACTGCGTTCATTCTTAATCTTCTTCAACAACTCAGCAGTAGAACCAACAAACACAGCCTTATCAACAGTTACCTGAGTTGGTGCAGCCTGTTCCTTCGGCCCATCTAGTTCTCTCTTTTGCTTTTGTAGCACCATCAGCTTGTCTGTCATATCGCTGAGATTCTTGACAAGTGTGGCAGCAACTTCGTATGCTCTTGGGTGCTGCGACTCTTTAGCCACCTGAAGAATACCGTCTAATGCTTCGTTTCCTTTCTCGATTAGCTCATAGTGAGTCATGCGAGCATAGTCGAAGTCTTTATCAGCATCATTCTGAGTCATTACCTTGGCCACAGGTTTCTCAGCAAGTTCAGCTGGGATGTACTCTGTCTCTAGTATTTCGCTCAGGTTCTTATCAATTTCACTCATAAATTATGCTTAATACTCAGTAATGATAGTAGAGAATCCATACGCAGAGTTTGCATTTGCTGTGTTTGGAGAAGGTTCAGTCTCTATGGTTACGACTAAATTGTTATTCGCGCCATACGACATAACATTGTAACTGGTGTTTGAGACCGCGCCGATTAGGTAGGTGTTTGTGCTAAAACTACCTTGTGAGTCGTAAAGAACTATAGTCTCTGTCGATCTACTCCAAGCTCTCACATAGCCATATGCTGTAGCTTCATATAAAGATGGTCCTTGATACACCAACTCATCTATTAGATAGTTTTGATTGCCGATAGACCAAAACTCTATTGTTTTTTGAGGATTACTATCTAATGCACTATTATATATGTTGGATATTGACTTACGAATTATGTCTGATTGGTCTATAGGTCCAAATATGTATGCTTTGACAGTAAAGTTCAATGTCCAAACTAGAGTTCTTGTTGACTCTTGGTCACCCTCGTAGGAATCATCATAGCTGATGCTGTTGAACACAATAGGAACGTCAAGCTTTAGATTGTCCAGAGAAAGAAAATCTATGGTAACTGAATAGTCTGGATTGAAGAATGGTAGAATCTGCTCAACTATTTGCATTCCATCTTCAGTATTTCTGACAAATATATGAAGATTGAAGTCAAAGTTATATGGCGTCATCTTAACTCGTTTGAGAGAAGATCCATTTGATCCATTAGCGAAGGTATCAATCTGAGAAGATATCTTTCTTAGCGGATCATAACTCAGCCCAGTCATCTCAAACGCCATGCGAGGCAAAACAATCTGAACTTCTTTGGTTAGATTGACGTCTTGAGTGATGCGCTTGTAGAACTTTTCCTTTGACGCATACATCAGAGGAACTGTTATTCTTTCTATCTCAATAGAGCCAGTGTTATCGTATCTAACCATCTTGAGGTTATTGAATACGTTGCCGAAAGCTATCACCAACTTTCTTACTGTTCTGTGGTAGAATTGTTTATTAGATAACATTATGGCTCACCGAAAGGATTAGATTCCGTGAAATCTAGGATTGAATCGCCTTCAGTCTCGAAGAATACGTTCTCTGCAGCAGCATTAATAGTAGCGTCTTGCTGACCATCGTATGCATCTAGCTCATAAGAAGCACCAGTAGAAACTCCGATTATGTTGTTTCCAACAACAAAGTTTCCTTTAATATTTCTCAGGCGCAGAGTTGTAGTTGGCCTGTCGAATGACGCAACAATAGCACGCGCTGTGGCGCTGTTTAGATTTGCGCCTTGGTAAACTATCTCATGTTTCTCATAGGAAACCGCCTGACCATCGTCTAGTAGCTCGTAGTTGACAGATTGCGCCAGTCTATCAGCCAAGTCGTCAATAATTTCAATACCAGTATCCAATAGCTCTCCATTATACTTGAGTGTTTCTAACGAAAGAACATACATATATGGATTTATTGAATCTCGACCAAGCTGGAAGAAGTTACGTTCTTCTTCAACGAATCTGATCTCCATCAGTTTATACTGGACTGGGAGATATATTAAGTCGCCTTCTTTGGGCACATTTCTCAGGCTGTGTGGTATAATTCTCTCGAACGTTCTGCGAGCCATTGCTAGTTTAGCCGACTCGTCAATCTGTAGTCCGAACTTTGAGAAGAATTCTTTGTTACCACCGTAATCTTGGAACGTCTCAAGGTACATATCAATCTTATACGCTCTGTCGTAATATTTGACAGGATCATCTCCGAACAGCGTATCTAGTTCGTCGCGAGATGTTCTTGGTAAATAGTAGACATCAATTCCGTGATTACGAATTGATTCAATGATCAAATCTTCAACTAGAAACTGTTCTCTAGTTGCGTTCTGATTATTAAAGTACACTGACGTTGGCATTATCCAACCTCAAACATTGATGGTTCCTCGAACTCATCACGCAGCTTAATTTCTAATCTCGCGATCTCAGTCGAAGCTTCATCATATATCTGCTGACCGTTAACAACTATACCACCAGGAAGCGTGTAGTTGCCATACTTCTTCATGTTCTCGCCCCACTGACGCTTGATCAGCTGAGTAGTATATTCCTTGAGCCAAGAATCATTGTAGACTCTGGTGTACGTGTCTGGGTCTAGATACTTCCATGCCTCAATTATGATGAACGTCCCAGCTGGCACTTCTGGTGCTGACCAGTTCATATCAATGTATAAACGATCCATCTTTCTGTTGAAGCGAATAGGATTCTCACCAACCAGAATCATCTCAAGCATACGAATGTGGCTGCGAGCGATGTAGTAGTATGTGTACGAAGACGAAGTAAATTCATACAGTTCGTTGAGTCGAAGCTGATAGTTCAGATCAAAAATGTTAAAATTAGATCCAGATCCAGAGTTGACTGTGTCAGTCGACAGAGGCAGAATTCTAGTAACACCTATGACTGAATCTGGCAGGTCAATGTATTTGTTAGTGATGTCCTGCGCAGTCATCTGGTACGCAATGTACTCTTTATCAGTACCATCAAAATGATACTCGCCATATAATTGAATGGCGTCGTCGATACGATCATCAATCTGATCGTCGTCGACGTTGATGTCAATCACAGGAAAACCTAGTCTGCGTAGGCAATAATCTTTAAGTTGTTCTTTTGAAGCTGGTTTTGCCATTGTAGCACCTGTAGAATATACTGTATTTATCTAAATGTGATGATTACTAATCCAGAATATCCTGCTGCTGGTGGCACGTTTGGGGTTAGTAATTCAGCATCACCTGGAGTTCCACCACTACCACCTTGTCCGCGAGAAGAAGATGCCAATGGATTTGGAACACCACCTGTTGGTGTGCTACCAGAACCACCAGTTGTGTTAACGTCACCTCCGCTAGCAGTACCACCAGAACCACCAACTCCATCGCCGCCAGTAGTAGCGCCAGTTCCGCCACCACCACCATTACAAGTAATTGTAACAGAACCAAAAGAAAAGCTGGTTAATGTTGTGGTTGAGGCAGATCCTGCAGATCCTCCAGTTGCATCACCATTCAGAGAACCAGTTCCAGCAGCACCACCAGTACTGCTAACAGTGTATGATACGGTTTTACCATAATCTGATGCTCCCAAATTGCGAGTCAATTTAGAATATCCACCAGCTCCCCCACCACCACCTGTGGTGGAATTAATTCTACTGGCGCCGCCACCACCGCCACCTGCACCCCACAACTCTATGACAACAGATTTGGCGCCAACTGGTACTGTGGTAGAACCAGTAACTGTAGCCGTTACAGTAACAGGATTAATTGATCTTCCGCCTGCGAATCTGCGCAAAAGACTCATGCCATATCACCAATTACAATAATCTCATTTGTCGCTGTGTATACAACTGTTGCTGCGCCATATCGACTGTAAATATTCCCAGTGATTTGATTTGTTGTGTTAAGTTTACTCAGCGCCGCAGTGTTCGATATGTACACCTCACCAGCACCTTTTCTGATAACAGTTACAGCAAATCCTGACGTCGTGGCAACATCAAAGGTGCAGGTTGCTGTGGAAGCAGAATTAACCAACACAATCTTACCAGCAACATTAGAACCATAGTTTGCGCTAGCAGTGACGGATACGATTGGAGTGTCAAATATATTACCAGTCAATACTGTGTTTTGACTAGAGAAAATTATATTCGCAATTAGATTGCCGCCACTGACAGATACGTTTTTGGTGACACCATTAGCGACTAACAAGCTTGTGTTGACAGCAAATGTATTTTGTGCAGCAATAAATGTTAACTGCGAAGAACCGTTAGATTGACCATTATTGTTAAACCAGATTTGATTTGTTGATGTGCCAAATGGTGGTGTTATTAGTTTCCAATCCAACCAAGTGTTTGATGCCGCCGCAGTATCACTTCTTCTCAGCCAGATATTTGAAGTTTGTGTGAATCCTAACTGGTATGCAGGACCACCTGACCAGTCTGTTGTAGTGCCATATGGTCTGAACGTAATTAGACCAAAATATGTACCAGTGTCTAGAGTACTCATTGCTTCGTTGGAAGCATACTTAAAGTCTGCACTAAACCTTGCATTGGCCATCGCTGGGCCAGTGTTTACATTTCTTTGGTCTGCAGATAAAATGTAATTTGTTATTGCACCAGAAGTACCAATTATTCCTTGAACGCCTTGAGAACCAGTTGCACCTTGCGAAGCAGCTGCACCAGCTATTCCTTGAGTGCCCTGAGTTGCTGTGCCAGTGGCGCCCTGAGTGGCAGTACCAGTTGTTCCCTGAACGCCCTGGGTTCCTGCACCAGTGGCTCCTTGAGCGCCTTGAGCGCCACCACCACCGCCACCAACTACTGTAAATGCAATATTAGCGTTACCAGCTTGACCAGCACCAACAGAAACTTGTACAGTTGCTGTATTGATAAAATTCAACCGAACATTTGTTTGGATTGATCCACTATTTGCAGAAACAGAAGATGTGTTCTGGTAATGACCGCCTTGATTGCCGTCAAGCAGATCTGCGTCTAGTCCTGATCCAGCCCCATCGTTATTATTGTGCCACACTGCATTCCAGCTTCGGTAGTATCCAGCGCCACCGACTTGAGCTGGGTTGCCGCCTCTAAAATACAGATTTGCTGTATTATATGGTATGACCAATTGCGCAATAGTATCAGATCCTCTGGAAACTATTACTTGTTGATAGTTGTCAAAAACCGTACCAGTTGGTCCATTGGCCACGTCATTTGCTAACCTATAGAAACCAGATTGAACAATCAGATCTAGATTAGCTCCAGTTCCTGGACCACTTCCTGCAAAATTGTATGTTAAATTTGACTTTAGTGGGTATGCGTCTAGTGAAGTTGTTGTTGCATACCCAGTTACTATGGCGGAAGTGTTTGCGGTAAATGATACATTAGCGTTTCCAGTCGACCCAGCGCCGACCGTCACATTAATAGTTGCAGTGTTGTTGAAGTTAACATTAACTTTAGATTGAATCGACCCATTGTTTGCAGAAACCTGAACTCCATTTGCTGCACTATTAATCGCAGGAAGAATGTCAACCCCAGCAACAATTAAGTTTGTTGTTACGTTTACGTTGCCCGTTACATGAAGATTAGATGTCGGAGCAGTTGTAAATATTCCAACATTTCCAGTGTGCGCTATTCTAAATCTTTCAGCATATGCTGGATTAGCAGTTCTATTACCAATAACAAATGGGGCTGTGTATGCACCAGCTGCTGATCCAGCATCTCCAAAATACCAAAGACTGCCACTAGGAGCATCATATGCATTATATAAAGCAGGTCTCCCCGCAGTCGGTCCTGCATATGAGATACCCACTATTGTGTTTGGAGTATTTAATGCACCAGAGCTCGTGTATGATGTTGACAAATTATAGTCATATACGTCTAACGCATATTGAGCTACAGATGTGTTAACTCCTACTCTACGCAAAGATTGATTAACATAAATGAGGTTGTTCGCAACAGTAATTTGTTGGAAATTGCCGCCTTGCCGCAAATCAAACGAATCTATGACAACTCCACCACCAGCAGATAATGCACCTGAGAGTGGCGCCCAAGTCGTTTCATACCCAAATTGTCTAGCCCAAGAGTACATATTCGAAGCAATTGCTTGAGTAAAATATACTTCTAGATATTTTGTAGTATTACCAACATCAGAAGTTATTCTTATCGCTGACCAATAGCCAGCAGAACTAGTATCTGCTGACAATATTCTACTTCTATCAGACGCTGGATCTGCTCCATATGATGCTGATAACCGCACATGCAACGTCACAGGTTCAACGATATTACCAGTTGTGTACAAGAAAAACTCAGCCCCACCTCTACCGTTTTCTAAACTATCTGTGGAACCGATCCTGTACCATCCAGCTGCAGCAACAGTTTGTGCAGTTACATTGCTTCTTTGTACAAATTGAGAACTGTCTAATCCATCTAGCGTGTTAGCTGTAGTCCAAGAAGCTTCACCAGTACCAACATTAAAAGTTTGGGTTGTTGTTGATGGTATTGTTATCTGACCAGGGATATACTTTAGAGATGCACTGCCAGTGTCGCTGTTACGAACTGCAAGCAAGATCCAACCTTTTGTTGCGACCCACTCGCTGTTCAAGTAATTGACTATTCTAAATCTAGATTGAGAAGATCCTGTAGTTGTTCCATCTGGAACAACATAGTACAATGCTTCCCAGGAAGCAAGAGGAACACCATCTGCAGTAACAGCTGCTGTACTAACTCCGCCACCAGAAGGGTAATATACTATTGTTCCGCTGGTTGGACAATTAATGTCAAAATAACCAGAAGCAGCTAATTCTGGTCTTTCTGCAGGAATAACAATGATTCTATTAGACCATTTAAGTCTACCAAGTCCTGGACTCCAGGTAACAGTGCCACCACCATTAATCAGCCATTGAGCGTTTGTTGTCTTGTTTGGATCTGGCGCAGCCAAAGTATTGGCTTTCCAAGATGCACCATCCCACAACCAGATAGTTTCATCTGATCCCTTAAAATACTGGTTCAGTGTTGGGTTGTCTGGGAAATTAGCCATGTGTTATCTCAATAATTAGTTGTCGTCCACGCCGACCCGTTCCAGTATTTGATTGGTTTCGTAGTCCATGCTGAACCGTTCCAGTATTTAACTGGCTTTGCTGTCCAAGCAGCACCATCCCAGTATTTAATTTGTCCAGTTGTTCCAACTATAGCAGCATCAAAAAACCAATCATTCCATATAGTTGGTTGTGCGTAGATTGTATCAGGATTTATAAATGATTTGTATAGGAGAGGAAACTTTCCTCTCCTACTTGTTCTGTTTCCTCCCAACCATGGAGATCTTAATGGGAAATTACCAAGCCCAGTAACGGCCATCTTTTATCCTTGAGTTTCTACATAATTTCCAAAAAAGTTGGTTGCTGTTGTGGCGGAAGGAAACCAAAGCAACTGTAGCGTACTATTATCGTATATTCTTGGCATACCAGAAGTCAATGCATCAATTGCGTTACCAATATTTGCAGCAGTAATTTCTATCTGAGCTATGGGCCTAAACAAAACTAGATGCATAGTGCCCGAGTTTCTTGTTGCTGATTGTTGAAACGATGTTGGCGCTCTAACACCAACATCTCCAGCTGCCATCGTAAATATTTCAAATGTACCAACTGCAGGTGAACCAACTCCAGTAAACGTGCCAGTCTGTCCAGTGGTTCCATCTTGGTCTGTGTATGTGAGAGTTACTGTTGGAGTTCCCGCGCCACCTGTGGCTGACCACTCAATTGCGGCCATAATCCCATCCCCGTTAGTTGAGCCATTTAAGTCTCTAGAGGGTATTGCTGCTGGTGTAATCGCTTGCGCAGCTGTTGATGTCACCGACAAGCCACTATTCTGCCACACTCTATCAATTAACCAAAGAACGCCAGGGTTTGACGCGACAAAAGATAACCGACCCAGATGCGCATTTCCGCTGACTGGATTATTTCTTCTAATTCTGCCGTTAGTACTTGCTAAAGCAGGTGTTACTGCTTCGCCATTAATACCTATAGCAGTTGCAGTTGATGCGCCTGGATTGCCACCAGCATACCATGGTGTATAACCTCTCATGGCACCAACAGCGGCCATAGTAATCCCAACTTTAGTTATAGGCATAATTGGCTGGAATCCAGCAATCGCGCCATCAAGAGTAGTAATTGCCATTATTCAATAACCTCATTCAAATTAGATTCGTGAAAGTCAATATCATCAGCAATTCGCCAAGAACCAGTATCTGGATTTTGCGAATGTACGACCCACTCACCAGGATAAAATTCAGCAAATGGCTCTTTGCATGTTACTCTAGAACCGATTCCAATAGCCATTATGATCCTCCAAATTAATTAGTGTCTATCCAGAGATCGTTTACTCTGGGCGACGATGGTTGCGTTGTTCCGACTGTAATCTGAGGAATATTTGGTAATTGAGTTCCTGATCTGGAAAAAGCAATGTTTCCAGTGACAACCAAATCTCCAGCGACATTTGTTGATAGTAACTGAGCCATGACCTTATTCCTATTCTATGGTATATTTAGGCTTCAATGAACTGAGAAGAAACATATGTGCCATTAGCATATAGTTTAATTGCTGCTGTGCTGCCTTCAACAAAATTAGGGGAAGAATATGTTCCATTGGCATAAAGTTTATTTGTTGCCGAACCTGAAACTTCAACTAATCTGCCGACTTGAACCGCACCATTTGCATACAGCTTCATCTTAATTGATGGTGGTATACCAGCATCTGCTAATATCTTATATGTTGCTATCGCCAAACGACCATTTGTCGCAGTGGTCAGTGTCCAAGTTGCTGTTTGTGTTCCTATCGCAGATACAGTTTTATATACTGCCGCACCAAATACTGTTGGAGAAGCTCCGTCCAGATTATCATAAATCGTGGTATATCCAGAAGGAAAGGTTGTTGCCCCAGGATTACCCGTCGTGGTCAACACAGCAACAACAATTTCGTCTGCTTGGGTAGTTGTTCCAGAAGTAATCGTGTGATTAGTGGTGCTTGTTGCAAGAGCATTTGCGGTTTGATCTACTGCACCAAGACCAGACCACTCTTGAATGTCTATCGCCGCACCAGTAACGGTAGGAGTGCTAGGGCTTGTGGAAAGATTCAATACAACTGTAGTACTGCCAGAATTAACAACGTCAACGCTAAAGATATAACAGCTTCTGAATAAATCAGTTTCTCTAGATGCATCTTTGTTAGCTGTTGTCCCAGCAATTGTTGCAGATGTTACTGTTCCGCCGCCGCTACCAAGATTAATAGAAACAGTAACGATAACCTTATTGCCAACAATGAATGCAGAAGATGCATTAACTGTTATTGTAGACCCAGAGGCTGTTCCAGTAAGCTGACCTGAATCTTGTACAAGAGTGGCTGCCATAAATTATGCCTGATACACAAAGTCCAGGGAAGTTGACGAAGCATTCCAAGTAATATAGAACTTGGAGTTTGCTACTGTATTTGAGTGCTCGCCACCAAAGTATATAGAATTTGCGTTTGAAACTCTAACATTACCATCAACGCTAACCAACTTCGAAGTTGTGTTCCAAGTAAGTTGGGAGTCGCCAACAGCAGCTGAAGTCGCATTAGCATACAGTATCTGGGTATTTCCTGCGCTAACAGTCCCACCCCCACCACCAGATGGTCCTTGAACGCCTTGAGTTCCAGTACCAGTTGTTCCCTGAGTGCCGTCTGTTCCCTGTGTACCATTGGTTCCTTGAGTACCTAGAATTCCTTGAGTACCGTCAGTTCCTTGCGTTCCTATAGTGCCTTGTGTTCCGTTAGTTCCCTGGGTTCCAAGAGTTCCTTGTGTACCTAGAGTTCCCTGGGTTCCATTGGTTCCTTGTGTACCAGTTCCACCTTGTGTACCATCTGTTCCCTGAGTTCCAAGAGTTCCCTGAGTTCCAAGAGTTCCTTGTGTGCCATCAGCGCCTTGAGTGCCTAGAATTCCCTGAGTACCAAGAGTTCCTTGTGTACCATTGGTTCCTTGTGTACCAGTTCCACCTTGTGTTCCTAGAATTCCTTGTGCGCCGTCAGTACCTTGTGTTCCCAGAATTCCTTGAGTTCCCTGTGTACCGTCAGTTCCCTGTGTACCTAGAATTCCTTGAGTTCCCTGAGTTCCTAGAATTCCCTGAGTACCTTGCGTACCATTAGTTCCTTGAGTTCCTAGGACTCCTTGAGTTCCCTGCGTACCTAGAATTCCTTGCGTTCCCTGAGTTCCTAGAATTCCCTGAGTACCTTGCGTACCGTCAGTTCCCTGAGTTCCATTGGTTCCTTGAGTACCAGTTGTTCCCTGAGTACCGTCTGTTCCCTGAGTTCCTAGGACTCCTTGCGTTCCCTGGGTTCCATTGGTTCCCTGGGTTCCTAGAATTCCTTGAGTTCCCTGAGTTCCTAGAATTCCCTGAGTACCTTGTGTTCCTAGAATTCCCTGAGTACCTTGCGTACCGTCAGTTCCCTGAGTTCCATTGGTTCCTTGGGTTCCGTTAGTTCCCTGAGTTCCCAGAGTTCCCTGGGTTCCTAGAGTTCCTTGAGTGCCTAGAGTTCCCTGGGTTCCAGTGGAACCTTGAGTACCGTCAGTTCCTTGAGTACCATCTGTTCCCTGAGTTCCAACAACTCCCTGGGTTCCTAGAGTTCCCTGAGTTCCAAGAGTTCCCTGGGTTCCAGTGGAACCTTGAGTACCGTCAGTTCCTTGAGTACCATCTGTTCCCTGAGTGCCATTTGTTCCTTGCGTGCCATTGGTTCCCTGGGTTCCTAGAGTTCCTTGTGTACCTAGAGTTCCCTGTGTACCGTCTGTTCCCTGAGTTCCTAGGACTCCTTGAGTTCCCTGAGTTCCTAGGACTCCTTGAGTTCCCTGAGTTCCTAGAATTCCCTGAGTACCTTGCGTACCATTGGTTCCCTGAGTTCCTAGGATTCCCTGAGTACCTTGCGTACCATTGGTTCCTTGAGTTCCTAGGACTCCTTGAGTTCCCTGTGTACCGTCTGTTCCCTGTGTACCATTGGTTCCTTGAGTACCAGTTCCACCTTGGGTTCCTACAGTTCCCTGCGCGCCAGTAGCTCCAGTTAATCCTCTTGGCCCAGATCCACCCGATGGTGTGTCTACCAGTGCAATATAGTCGATATTTGTCTGATGCGATACGCTACCCGCATTTGAGTGGTTTAGTCGTAATAGAACTTTTCCAGAATTAATGTATGGGGCGGGTGAAAGTACTGCTAGTTCAAACTGATAATAACCAACCAATCCGTTGTAATATCCAATAGAATCCCAAGACGAAGTGTTGTTGTTATACAGCAAGACATAGATTGTATGGCCAGAATTAGTTGTATACTGTATATTCAAGTCCACTCTAGTGAACGTAGTTACAGAAGTAAAGTCAACGTCGACGTTCCAAGCAGGAGTGACACCGCTACCGTCTGTGAAGATAAATTGATTGCCGTCACCGAAAGTTTGTATATCAGACAAACCGCCTGAAACATATACACCACCAGTAAGAGCAACAGAGTTTGCGCTATATGTTGTAGTCGCAGGTGGAGGACCTTCAATTCCTTGTACACCTTGCGTTCCTTGTACACCTTGCGGGCCAATTAGTGCTGGATTACTATTATCTACTGTAAACGAAATATTCGCATTGCTGTCAATACCAGAACTGACTGAAACTATAATTGTATTGGTGTTGACAAAGTTTAGCTGTTTATTTGTTAGAGTAGATCCACTGTTAGCAGAAACTTTAACAGTATTTCCTGCAGCAGGAATCTTATTGACTTCAGTCTCAAGTCCAGTAATCGCGCCGATTGGATGTTGGTCTGCTGAATCTCTACCCGTCAATCCTCCGTGGGAGGCTGCTGAGACAATAGAGGCAGAAGATGCAACCTTACTCGTCACCTTACGAATGGCTGAGATAGCGACTTTAGGATAGTTGTTACTATACGACGAGCTCGTTTTGAGAACAATCTGATACATAAAGACTTGTTCAGCAAAATTCAATCCATATTCTTGGAATTCTTCTGCATAAGCATCATCGACACTGGCGTGCGATGCTCTACCCATCACAAGCTTGACTGGATAACGAATATCATTGGTCGCAATCAACCAGTAGGTGATGTATTCACCTTCATTGGCATCGACCAATGAACCGCTTCCTCCAGTAACAGAATTATATCTTGCTAGAGAAGTACCTGGAACCCAAGGAATTGTATTCGGCACAGTATTAGCATAATACTGACCGTCGAGATATAGTACTGGTAGATTTGCTGATGGCGAAAGAGTCTGATCATAGTCAACAGCAGCATTTGGTGTTGCCGCATTTGTTATTGTATGCAACAGATCTTCATCTGCAATCAACAGCGGAGTTCCGACCTCAACAGTTACGTTGTTATCGTCATTCGTTGTTACATTCGCAGCACCACCAGATCTCCAAATTGTACCAACATTTAGATGCTGGTTGGTGTGCCAAGTGGTGTCGCGCTTGTGTCCATGGCGCTCATCGCCAACAATAAGACCCTGGCCAGTGGATGCGTTGTAATAGATGTATGAGACGATGGTGTCTTCAGCAAAATTTGGAACTGATCCACCCTCAACGAGATTCTCAGTATCTGGATCAATTCTAATAAATCTTGCGCCAGAAGTATTGTTTATTGTAATTGATTTGGAAGTCGTAATTGTGTGTAGAACACCATGGTGATAGTATGTCCAAGAAGAAGACGTTGGTGCGATAGTATATTCTCTTGTACTATCATTGAATACTATATTTGCTGCTGATCGATCAACAACACCATGCACATCTCCAGTAGTGTTGGCAATTTCAACTAGAGTTGTATACTGTGGGTGGGGATCTGACGCCGCTTCGTGGGCTGCTATATTTGCTTCAGAACCCTGAATACCTTGAACACCTTGCGTACCGTTAGTTCCCTGTGTTCCAGTGGTACCTTGAACACCTTGCGTACCATTAGTTCCCTGTGTTCCTAGAATTCCCTGAGTACCTTGCGTACCGTCAGTTCCCTGGGTTCCACCAACTCCCTGGGTTCCTTGGGTTCCGTTAGTTCCCTGCGTACCTAGAACTCCCTGAGTTCCCTGAGTGCCCAGAATTCCCTGAGTTCCTTGAGATCCTAGAATTCCCTGAGTTCCTTGGGTTCCGTTAGTTCCCTGCGTACCACCAAGTCCTTGTGTTCCTAGAACACCCTGAGTTCCTTGTGTGCCATCTGTTCCCTGAGTGCCGTCTGTTCCTTGAGTACCACTAACTCCTTGAGTACCAAGAGTTCCTTGTGTACCAAGAGTTCCTTGTGTGCCATCTGTTCCCTGAGTGCCAGTCCCACCCTGAGCGCCATCTGTTCCTTGAGTGCCACCAACTCCCTGAGTACCATCTGTTCCTTGAGTACCACTAACTCCTTGAGTACCAAGAGTTCCTTGTGTACCATTGGTTCCTTGAGTACCAGTTCCGCCCTGAGTACCATTGCTTCCTTGCGTACCAGTTCCACCCTGAGTGCCGTCTGTTCCCTGAGTACCATCTGTTCCCTGAGTTCCTACAACTCCTTGGGTTCCTAGAGTTCCTTGAACGCCAGTTCCACCTTGAGTACCACCAACTCCCTGGGTTCCGTTGGTTCCCTGAGTACCAGTGCCAGTAGCGCCTTGAGTGCCGTTGGTTCCTTGGGTACCATCAATACCTTGAGTTCCGCTAGTTCCTTGTGTACCAGTGCCAGTAGTACCTTGGGTTCCGTTGGTTCCTTGTGTACCATCAGTACCTTGAGTTCCGCTAGTTCCTTGTGTACCAGTGCCAGTAGTACCTTGTGCACCAGTTGCACCTTGAGTGCCGCTGCCGCCTCCGCCGCCACCAGCTGGCCCCTGCACTCCTTGAGCGCCAGGCGGAAGGCTACTTTGTAGTATATCTTGGAGTGTAATGGACATCTATTTTATTTCTAGTCTTTTTGTTCTGGGAATTCTACTGCCACTTTAAGCTTTGTGAAGATTGGCAATGCAGCAGGAGCAACTTGTAATCCGCCAGCTTTAACGGCAAGATCTAATAGTTGGGCTAGATTTTGCGATTCTTCTTGAGTCAACACAAGCGTTACCATAAAAAACTCCTAATTAATACAAGCTTACTATTTATTCTTCTGTCTGTGGAATGGTGGCATTATACGCGAGTCTAGCCGCTGTAATTCCATCATCTTTACTTGCTGTACTATATTGGTTCATATAAGATTCAGCAGCACGAGAAAGAACAAACTGAAGGTACTCTTCATTTGTCGCGTAAACAACCTGTGGGTCTGGCACCGAGTAATCTGTATCTATTGTTACTATCATTTTGAATTCCTTATGCTAACAATCCTGTATCTCTCAATGCTTTAACAACTTGCGCGAGCGTATATCCGTCGAAAGTCGATGCACTATTTACTGTCGTTCCGCTATTCTCAGTAAATGTAGCTGATGAAATGCCTGTAGTTGGCTGCACAATTGGCGTAGCGTTCCAGAAAGCTAGTTTTTGGCTTGTCGCTGTGCCGATCTTTGAACCAGTAGATGAGCCAAATAGAAGATTTCTTGCGTCAGCGATCTGTAGATTTCCGCGAGTATTTCCCAAAATAACATCACCAGCTGTTCCCGATCCAGTAGCCTCGCCGCCATCTAAATAAAGCGCACCACCATTATTGTTTCCAGCCGCGCCCTTTCCTGCCATGATGGACATACTGTGTCCATCACCTGTGTATCCACCATAAGCATCTTTTGCGCTAGGTCGCATAATGTGGGTGCGTGTCGTGCTAGTTCTTGCCTCTGGTCCAAATTCAACCGCGCCGTTAGGAGAGTTTTGCGTTGATATGCTTGCGCTGCTGCCACTTCCGAAGTTAACTCGCGCCCCTGCGCCGCAAATTAGGCTTGGTGATGTACTTCCTAAAACCAAACAAGATCTTAGAGTGGTTTCTGTAGATACCCACTGTTGCGAGCTTGTGGAAAACAACTTCACTGCGCTACCAGTTCCAGTTCCCGCCTTTTCCATACCAATCTCAAATACATTAGAATTCCAACGTAAAAAGCCACGCCCATAGTTGCTGTCGTCTGAATATGTGTTGTAGACTCTAAAAGTCTGTGGATTAGTCCCAACGCGCTGCGCCAGTGTGTTGGCAGCATCAGCGTATAGTGCAACTTCGGTTCCATAACTGTTGGAAATACCAATATAAAAAGGTTGTTGAGCAATAACTGCTGCGCTAGTAACTCTTAGCCTACCATTTAATCCCAATCCGTTGGTGTTAGTCGGAACGCTTATATCTAATTGCGGATAACCTGCACTAGTGCCGCGAGCAGTAGTGATGCTTGTGGGGGTGATAACTAGATTAGACCCATTATCTGCTCGACTGCCAACAGTTATGTTTCCATTTTTCGCAACGCCAAAAACACCTATATTGTTGACTTGAAAATCTGATATTAGTGAAGACCCACCACTAGCAGTATCAGTTGCATTTAATTTTAGTCCAGTAAACGTCACGCCAGAATTGTTCCAAGTTTGAGAAAGGTCTAATACTGGCGATGATGTGTTCACTATGCCGCTGTCAAGCTTCAGCTTTCCTATAGTAGAACTTGATCCTGGCCATCCAACTTGAGGATACATTAGAAGTCTCCACCAAGAGCGTAAACATTAGTTGCCTGAGATATTGTTGTGGTCACACCTAAAACACAAGAAGTATTTGGCAGTATCAGATTTGAATACCCTGTTGAGTTTTTATTTGCCTTGACGGTTGCGCTACTTGTTGCTGCTGAAATAGAAATTTGATCGATCAACTTCCATGTAGATCCGCCATCAGTAGACAAGAAAATATTGACCAATGCTGCGGCTGATGTAGCAGCGCATTGTGCAACTATTTCTAGAACTCTGGTTCCAGTGCTCGCTCCAGTTATCAAGGAAGTGATTGTTCCAGATCCGTCCAGATTCAGGTTAGCTGTGCTCACTGTGACGATTTGAGCGCGAGGCGTATTGATAAATTGTGGTGCGCTTGACATTTGTTAACCTTTAGAAATATAGAGAACTTAAATATAAGCTTGATTGCGAAGAGGCAAAGCTCACATTCGCATTTCCGCTTATGCCCGATTCCACAGATACTGTTACTGTGGAAGTATTAACAAAATTGATTCCGTTAGCAGTAATTGTCGAACCGCTATTCGCAGATACTGGGAATGTTACAATACCACCGCCGCCTGATGCGCCCTGAACACCTTGAACGCCTCTGGCGCCAGTTGTTGCAGTAACTTCCCACGTGCTTCCATCGTATATGAACTCTACAGTAATTCCTGCTAAATCCAATAATACATCGTCAGCATAACCATCTATTGTTGAGCCGTTTCTAGCAACTGTAAGATTAGTGATATACCAACTAGCACCATCAGATATTTGAACATAATCGCCAGCAGTTGGGGTTGCTGGTAATGTGATTGTGAAAGTGCCGCCTGATGTGTCAGCAATTAACCGATCGCCATCTACAGCTGTATAATTTGAAGTTTTTACTGCCCAGCGATTTAATGCACCAATAGCACCTTGAGTACCAGCACCAGTTGCGCCTTGGGTACCAGTGCCAGTAGCGCCTTGAGTACCAGTGCCAGTAGTGCCTTGATTGCCATTGGTTCCTTGGGTTCCATGCGTTCCTTGGGTTCCTAGAGTTCCCTGAGTACCATCAGTACCTTGAGTTCCTAAGATACCCTGCGTACCTAGAGTTCCTTGAGTACCATTGGTTCCTTGGGTTCCGTTAGTTCCTTGGGTTCCCAAAACACCCTGTGTACCTAGAGTTCCTTGTGTACCATTAGTACCCTGAGTACCATCAGTTCCTTGAGTTCCTAGAACTCCTTGAGAACCTATGGTGCCTTGAATGCCTACAGTTCCTTGTGTGCCGTCCGTCCCCTGAGTACCAGTTGCACCTTGAGTTCCAGCTCCTGTTGCACCTTGGGCGCTAGTTGATCCTTGAGATCCTTGAGTTCCTTGCGACCCCAGATCACCAGTTCTGGTGTTCATCAGAACATAATTAAGGCCAGAACTAAAATTACCATTAGGATTTGATGACGTTACATAGGTGACGTCAATGTAATATACGCCACTAAAAGGACCTGTAACACTGTCTATTCTATAGGTCGCAAAATCACTATTATTCGATGCTGCGCCTTGAATGAAAAGGTAACCCTTAACAGTGCTTGTGCTATCGTCTAATGAAAGTAACCAATTACTCTGATTCACACCAAATGAATCTGTTGAGTTGAAGTAAAATCTTCCAATGTTGATCAGTTGAGAAAAGTTTGCGCCAAAGTTTCCAGAAGTTGGAGTAGAGCTACCACTAAAGGAATAATTAACACCCGCTCTGTCACCAGAAACACCAGTCTGCCCTGTGGTGCCTTGAACACCATTGGTTCCTTGGGTTCCGTTAGTTCCCTGGGTTCCTTGGGTTCCGACAGCACCTTGAGTTCCAGCACCTGTTGCACCTTGGCTTCCAGTTGGTCCTTGCGCTCCCTCGTTTCCCTGTGAACCAGCTGAACCAAGATCTCCAGTTCTGGTGAAGGTCACATCAAGTACAGCGTCTAAACTAAAAACTGTAATTGTGGAAATTAAATTATCAACTGGGATTATAAAATATCCCAAATCTTCATTAAGGTAATCAGTTATAGAATATGTGGCTGTTTGCAGCGTATTGGCTGCATTTGTTAACTTGATAGTGCCTTTGATTTGAGATGTAGATTCGTCAGTATACCGAATGTACTGCGCCATGTCAGCCGAATAATAATCAAACGGACTCATGTACAATACTGTGGCGTCAGCTAATACAGAATTGTTGAGCTTGACTTTACCGTATCCAGGATCACTGTTGAGGGTATCTGTGGAGAATTGATATGTGTAATATTCTCCGCGAGATGCTCCTATAGTGCCTTGGGTTCCTTGAATTCCAAGAGTTCCCTGAACACCTTGAGTGCCAGTTGCACCTTGTGGTCCAGTTGTTCCTTGAATTCCTTGAGTTCCAGTAGAGCCTGCAGGTCCTGCGGCACCACTCTTAATGGAGACTTTACCAACCTCTGGGTTGTTGTTTACATTAACAGAACCAACAGTATTTTTGTTTTTGATCTCAACTTTCATCTAGTAACCTGTGGTGTTACTGTGATAATACCTTCTATCACGCGTGTGGTCACCCCAGAGGCAGTGGTCATTTTGACGTCATAGAGGTATCTTCCAGCCTTTATGTTTGCCGTGTTGGCAGCAGTTACTGATAACTTAACATTCCCATTAGGAGCATCAACTATTGTAGTTGTGATATTCGCTGTTACGTTTGTCGAATAATATGATTTTCTTATCTGAGAAGAAAACAAAAAGTTGGTGACATTAATAGCAGAACCATCATCATTTGTCAGGTCAATAGAAGTCTCGAATGTCGTGCCTTGGTCTAGTGTAAGTTCTGCGTATGCCATGACAGGCTCCTAATGTATTATACAGTATTTATTAGATTATGCTGTGGCAGAAACAAAAAAGCTTATTGTTTTGGATGTCAAATCAACACCAGCAGAATTTCTTATTCTCAATGTAGAATTCACAGTATCAGTTTGAGTGCCGTTTCCTGCGTTTGAGAATATGGTTAATGACCACGATTGTGAAGAGTTTAATTGAACAGCTGACCCTGTAGTTCCAAAAGTAAATGTGCCAACACTAGGATTATCCATATAAGCATAGTAATTGGCAACAGAACCAGAACCAGTCAACCAATTAAATGTGTATTCTTCCAAAGCGCCATTAAGGCGCTCTAGAATATATTTACCTGTTCCGTCTGCATAAAGTTCAACCGCTACTGTTGCTGAAGAAGAGCCTCCTGGAAAACTATCTGTGGCTGACAGATTAATCTGGCCAGATCCACCATAGTCCAATAGAAATGCAGAACTAGAAGTCCCAAAAAGCATTTGTTGCATATTAGCCATAATTAGGTCAATCCTGCTCCTGAAGCAACAAAGGTGTTGGTGGCAACGCAAAGTATTGTTGCCAACCCATTAGCAAACAGAGTTCTGTTACCAGTAGAGGCAGATGCTGCCAACTTGAGAGTTACGCCAGTTCCCTGGGTTATTGTTTGATTCGAAGATGAGTTATTGAATATAGTAACAGCATCTCCAACAGCAAATACGCTTTGAGGAACAGTCACACCACCAGTTGTTATGCTAATGTGTTTTCCAGCATCAGATGCGATTAGCTGATAGGAACTGGTTTTGGCGTTTTGAGGAATTCCAAGATATCCAGCGCCTTGGATGCCTTGAGTTCCGTTTGTTCCTTGGACGCCTTGAGTTCCGTTTGTTCCTTGAACACCTTGAGTACCAGCACCAGTAGCACCTTGAGTCGCTGTTCCAGTCGTGCCTTGAGTGCCTTGAGTTGCTGTTCCAGTTGCACCTTGGGTTGCTGTTCCAGTGATGCCTTGAGTACCTTGAGTACCAGTGCCAGTTGCACCTTGAGCACCAGTGCCAGTAGCGCCTTGTGTACCAGTGCCAGTTGCACCTTGAGTACCAATGTCACCAGTTCTTGTAAACTGTACACTTAAAGAAGCAGCATTAAGAGGAACTGCTCCAGAAATAGCAGAAACTGGCACTCTATAGTGTGTCGTCTGATTGATTACTGCACCAGTGACAGCAAAAATTGTACTGATACCAGTATCTAGATTGTATATTACCAAATATCCCTTTGATGAATTTGTGCTATCATCCCAGGTGGCAAACCAGCTAGTCAAAGAACTGCCGTTGGTGTCGACATTATCAATTTGGAGTTCGGTTACTGAGCCAAACGTGCCATTATTATATGTTATTTTACCGCTACCTGGGTCTGTTGTACCACCAGAATTAACTGTTGAGTTGAACGAATATGGAACGCCACCGCGTTGTCCAACTGTTCCCTGGGTTCCTGTTGTACCTTGAGTTGCTGCACCAGTAGTACCCTGGTTACCAAGTATACCCTGAACACCTTGAGTTCCAGCACCAATTGTTCCTTGGGTTCCGTTGGTTCCTGTTGATCCTTGCGTTCCTTGAGTTCCAGTAGCGCCCTGAGCACCACCACCTCCACCACCAACTACTGTGAAAGCAACGTTCGCATTACCAGTTAAACCAGCAGCAACAGAAACTTGTACAGTTGCTGTATTGATGAAGTTTAGTTGCTTCGCTGTTTGCAACGAACCGTTATTTGCAGAAACAGCAACAGCATTGGCACCTGAGTTTGCTGCGGCATATGCCGCTGTCGCAGTATCAAACGCCAACTTGACTGCAGTAGGTGTAGCAGCATTGATTGAGCTTGTTGTTACTACTGAATCTGATAGGTTAGCTGCTGTTATTAGTGTCGAATATGCAGTAGAAATATCATTAGCAGTGACTCTCCAAACACCAGGAGATGATGCGAAAGATAGTGACGCATTACCTGCTGGGCTTGTTGCGCCTCTAGCGACTTCTAGATAACCGTCGCCCAATCCAGCTAGACCAGCTCGTAGCAGATAAACATCTGACGCTGATGTTGATGGCGAGGAAATACCAGTCGTCACAACTAGAGAATCAACAGTAAGTGCAGTGAAATTGGCTGTTGCGCTGGAGATTCTAGAAGCCGAGATGTTGCCGAATACTGTGATATTGCTGGTGACGTTGACGTTTTTAGAAGCCGATAGAGTCTGTATTGTCAGGACGTTTGCAATATTCAGTATCAGTCCGTTATTCGCATATGTGCCAGTGGTCTCAATATAGCCATTAGCGTTAATATTGGCTGCAGAAATAAAGTTATTGTTGTATAACAATCTAGAGCGTAGGCTACCAGCCACAATAAACTGGCCTGTAGTATTTGAGAAGTTGACAGCGCCACTGTTCGATCTGATATATGCATCGCCACCATCTTGATCTAGATTCTTGATGCTCATCACATCGCCGACACGAGCGTTCGCCGTAACGGTCAGCATAGTTCCACTAGTGCATGATAATAACACATAACCAGAGGTGATGGTCACGTTTCCTTTTGGTTTCGTGAATTCGCCTCTAGCTATCTCATTAGTGTCATTAACTGTTAAGTTCGTCTGAACTCTCCAGTTGTCAAACGTATTGGCTGTGGTTACTTGCGATATGTTTGATAAGCTTGCCATAGATTATATTCTCTTTAGTAGTTCTTGCATCAGAGATTTGATTTCTGAAATTTCCTGCTTCATACTATTTATCTCTAATTCTTGTGCTTTTTTCCTGTTCAAGTCAGCCATTTTAGCTTCATGGCGCTTTATGGCTGACCGATCTGTGTTCAAGATAGCAAAATTATCAGAGTCTCTAATGAGTTTCTCGTTTTCTCTAACTCGCATCTTCATCAGAATATCACCCAGCTGGAGTTGCAATAATTCTAAGATTCTTAACCAAAGGAATAACAGCTGGGTCTGAACTCAACAGTCCAACCTTGATGCTGAAAGTCTTGAACGTACCACCGATTGGGTATTTAATACCACTCTCAGTATACTGCAGAATTCCTTCATCCATATTTTGGTCTGTATCTGGTTTGAACTCAAGCTCAACTATTTGTTTTTCGTCCTTCGACTTCTTATCAACTCGCTTGGTCATTCTAACCCAGTTCTTGTCAGACAATTTACCATTGTCATGAATGCCCAAAACCTTAAAGTAAACTTGAATGTCAGTACCATTAGGGCGAACGACGTCCATGAATACTCTCAGATCTCCAGACTCAAATCCATCTTCTAGGCTAAATTGTCTGGTGATGTAACGAGAAAGGAAGTTTCCGCCACTCTTACCAGTTTCTCCTTGAACAATAACAGAAGCATTAGCGTTTGATGATGTTAGTGTTGGTCTTGGGAGACTCACATTTGGCGTTTCAACATATCCGCTACCTGGGCTGTTGATGACTATAAAGCTGATTGTATTAGAACCATCAGTATTTGCTACAGCAAAGCCATCAGCACCAGATCCCATACCGCCACTGACTGCTAGATTGTAGAACCCAATGTTAGCATTGCTATTTAGATAAGTTGTTCTGTACGTTTGTGCTGCAGTATTTAACGTGGCGTTTGACGATCCATATACTACTGAAGATGGCGAAGCATTATACCCAGCTCCTCTATTCACAATAGAAATGATATTGTTGGATAGCTCAGCGTTATTGATCAAATACTCTCCAGTCGCTAGAGTCAGCGACTCCATATTGAATATTGGAGAGATATCTGTATCTGATGTTGAGAACTCGGCTTGGATTATTATGCTGTCTGAATTGCCGTAGTTGATCTTTCTGCTGTTAGCAAAACTGACAGAATCAGCCTTGTTAGATGCATCTAGCAACGAACCATATCTAAACACCTTTTGTGGAGAGATATAGTTATATCCAGGTTCATAGCTAGAGTTAGATGCAAATACACCCTTAACCTTGTACTTCAAGTCTCCGACTGGGAATGTCAGTTCATTGGTGTGAAGGAATAGTCTATGCACATTTTGGTTGAATGTTGGTGAATCCTTTAGATTCATTGTAAGCGTTCCACTCGACTGGAATACTGCCTTATTAACAACAAACATCAAGTCTTCGTTATTATATGGCGCCCAAGTGGAGCTATTTTGAGCCTTGAAGAATGATCCAGCGTATGGCTGTTCCGATATTCTGCGTGGAGGATCAGCACCAAGAACTTCTCCGCCAATCTCTGCTGTATACAACTCATATTCTGGCGAATCTGACATAACTATGAGCGCATACTCGCTGTCTGGCAGCAGATAAACTGGATCAGGGAACGTGAACTTTGTTAGCGTTGAAGAATCAGAAGCACTAGGCGTCGTTGATACCTTGACGTCCTTGCTCTGTATTGTCTTGGTCGCAACATAATTTTGAGTTGGGAACCCATTAACAACTGTAGCAATCTTAACAGTTATTGGTAACTGTAGAGAACCATTCGCTGTGCTTGGTTTCTTTGAGAAGAACAAATCAACAGAGGTGACGAAAATACCATTGTTGATTTTATTGCTAGTTGGTTTAGGTGTAAAGAATGTCTGAGCGATAGGATCTACGACATTTCTTCTTGGCGCCTCAACAGTAGTTGGTTCGGTCGGAACTCTAATTCTGTCTGGGTTAAATGTTCTTTCTGATGGCGACACTGGCGCAATAGGATTGCTGGCCTCGAACTCAGGCAGAGGATTGCAACTTGGCGTTGTAACAATTCTTTGAGTTCTATTCAGTATTCCAGATGCGGTGAATTTAGAAGTTGCTCTCATAGAGTATTCGTTGTTCGAAACTCTATCCGTATCTGTAATCGTAAATACTCTTTCGCCAGTCTTAAACTTAAACACTGGTTCTTCTGGTATATTAAAGACGCCAGTCAAGTTACCGTAGCTGTCTACGATATGGTTACCAACAGAGTATTTGGACAATTGCGTAACTGCGGTAGACAAAGCACCTGCTAGTTTAACACGCTTGCCGCTGACTTCAATTACTCTCTTGAATTGTCCAAGACCAGTTCCTGACGTAATGTACAGAATATTACCGTTGCAGATACCAGTATTGCTTGAGTTCAGATACAGGTTAGCACCACCGCTATCTGCTGAGATGAAGGAAATGTTTGCGATGATACCAGAACTATGGTTATATGAAGTTACAACCAACGATTTTGAGAGATTGCTCACTGAACTGATAACGTTGTTAGGAGTCAGGTCAACCAAAACTGGTGATCGCGCCTGTACGCCTTTAGATCCTGGTTGAGATGCGTTCCAGATTCTAGCCATAACATTAGACGTTGACTCGTTAATCATCAACGTGCCGTATGTTGGCGTTACTGCTAATCTTTCACCACCACTATCCTTATTAAAGTATTCAACTACACCACGGAAAATTGCTCGCGAGACGTCTGCAGCACCAGTTGTGGTTTGATAGACAATATCACCTTTGGCGTATTCGGTTGACGAATAGGTTGATAGGGTGTTTCCTGGGGTGGCGTCAATTCTCAGGTTGATATAGTTTTCGTTGACATACAAAGCGTTCTCACCAGAGGCGCCAATAACTGTCATGTACACATTATTGTTCTGGCAAATAACACCTTCGTTTTTATCGAATGTGTCAGAAGTTTTTTCATTGTAGAAACTGTTGATTGAGGCAGTGGCTTTTAGCGTAGAGCCTGTCAAGCAAGAAATATTTGCAGCCTCGTCAAAGTCTCCAGAAATTCTATACAGGGTAACAACTCTGTTAGAAGAATCATACGAGTAGACGTTCGCTCTAAATGTTGGGGAAGCACTAGAAGATCCCTGATACACATAGTCGCCAGCGGTGAATATTCCTCCAGTATTAGGAGAAACAGTCAAGACCTTTCTGCTGTCGACAATGATCTGGTTTCCCTTTTGGCAAAATTGATTGATCACAACTTCATCGAAGAATATCTTTGCAATCTTGCCTGGTCTTAGATTCTCAGCCTCAAATACCACATCTTGCCTGCGCATGTATGGGATAAATGAACTGTCTACAACAAATTTGCCTTGCTGCGTATAAATTGGTTCTGACATATTATACTACCTTAAATTAAGCTCTGTCGAAATTGAGTGCAGTTTCGAATTGATCAGTACCAAACCCACCACCATCAGCTCTACCTCTATTGGTACCAGAAATTGGAATAGTTGTAGTCGTTGATAGTGTTTCAGGATTTGATGGAGTTACTGTGTATGAAACATCTGTTGTACCAGATCCCCAAAGGTCAGCCGCAACTGCTTCCGTTGTACCACCTGACGTTGTTGTTGCAGGCAAGTACACAACTGGATCAATTATACTTACGGTTTGCGTCACATTCGCCTGCACAGTATCTGCCACAATAATAACTGGAGTATTTGCAGACTCAACTGGTCTTTGGTCTTCTGTTACTGGAGCAACAGGATCACTACCAACAGTTTCAACCACAACTGAGGTTGTGTTCACAACTGGAGTTGGGCAGGTTGTTATTGTTGGAAGTCTTTCTCTTTCGATGATAGTTTCTTTAACTGTAACTATTTCTCTGATAACTTCTGTTGTTTTAATTTCCTTAACATGGCGAGTTACTTCTGGGCCTCTGATGACTTCTGGCGCCAATTCTTCAGAAACCCAACAATCTATATCAGGCGTCAGTTTCACGTCACCATTAAACGTAGCAAATAGGAATGGTTGCACCGTTACTATCTTGTTGCTTGTTACGTTTTGAGAAATTGCTGGTACTTCAGTATACGATAGAGTATATGTTTTTTGATTCTTCTTCACATTACTCAAACCAGTATCCTTAATAGAATGGATCTTGTTCTGATTCATTGGTAACATCATACCAGGAGACATGCTAACCGTAAAGTCAGGATTCTTGTAGTCTGCGATGTTGTAGTTCTTGAATCCTTCTCCAACAATACCATACTTCTCTTTTTCTGTTGCATCAGTGTAAGAACTGTACTGCACAGAATCTTCTAATGCCTGATTCTCGACTGAGTTCAGAGAAGTATAATATTCGATCGCATCCACTCTCTTTTCGATTCTAGCGATATCGCGCATAGTATATCGTTTGTGGTCATGGAACTTCAGTCTAATATCATTTGTGGAGTACACATATGGCGGTACATATATTGTGTACAGAGTCATCGCATCAGAAATATCAGCTGGTGGGGTTGGCGTTGGTGAAGACGCGCCCTTGATCAGCTTAAATTCCTTGTTCTTCGTCAAGACTAGCTTGTCGATTCTTGGCAGATAATACGAGAAGTTCAATTCGGTTGATGCATCTGGCGCAGGAGTTTGTGGCACAAGAATATTGCCATTCGCTGTTCCTATCTGACGGATCGGTCTGAAGTCAAGGCAATCTCTCAGATAAAACACACCAGCCTTTGGCGAGATGTACACTGGAATTTCTCCAGTATCGTACATAGACTGGGAGTAAGAATCAACTGAGAAGTATGTTCCACCAGCTGGTAGAGTATGCGTGAAGAAGTCTGCGTGAATCGTCAAGTTAGCTGCAGGAGAAGGATATCCTTGTCTCAACACAAGCTTGGCATGATCATATAGCGCATCTCTCTGACCATAATCAATAGAGAAGTGGTCAGTAATATCTGTGTAGTTGGCTGATGTTGCTTCAGCTGTTGCTGTACCCTTCAGGATTTTTCTAATCTTGATCAGATCTGGAACATACAGATTTATTGTATCACCTGGATCGACCTTGGTGAACCCAGGATCTGTAATGAAGATTAGTCCATTCGTGACGTTAATTTTTGCTACAGTATTTGAGTACTGTGTTACTGTATGATCAATTCCAACTGTGGCAGAAGTTGGGTAGTTGAATGGGCTGGTTGTATATGCTGGATTGCTTCTTAGAGTCTTTTGTCTGATTCTAGAATCAGCATTAGATTCCTTGACATTGATATACAACTCAAGCTGTCCAACTGCAGAGCTCGTGGTAATTTGAATACCGCTTCCGCTAGCAACCACCTCAGCAGTAGAAAGTCTCAGAATAGAGCCATTTGGATATGCTGTTTGGTTGCTGCTGTTTCTTACAACGGCAACGATATTGTCTTCTATATTGGAATTGGTTATAGCCCATGGAATTGATTCCCAAGAATCTAGACCATTTCCATTGTCAACGACAAAGACGCCGCTTGCGCCAGTCTTGACAAGATACTTTGTTGACATAAAGTCAATAGCAGATAAGCTTCCACGGCGAACATGCTGGTTTGGTAGCTTGTACACTAACGTAGAATCTGATGGTTCGAACATATCAACGTAGCCAAGTTCACCACCAATCTTGGACATAACAGAAACATTTGCGTATGCATTAGACGTTGCCGTAGTAGGATTTCCCTCTACGAACGACTCTAGATCTCTTATGTTATAGTTTAGCTGGACAACAGTATTCTGTGCTGGCACAGAGAAATTGTCAAGGTCACTATCAAGAGTTGCTGTTCTGGTTGATCCAACATATGATCTTATGGTTCTAGTCTGATTAGAGACATTAGATAATGCTGCTGTTTGCTTATACACATACAGAGGATTTGTTGACTGGTTTGTACCAATAATCGTCTCTGTAAATGGCGCATTTACGAACAAGAAGTTATTGCTTGAAACATCAATACCAACTACTCTGCGAACGTCGTTACCAACACGAATAATATCACCAACGGAAACATTTCCGTGACCGAATGTGTTAGTCACAGTACTATTTGCGTTTACTCTAGTAGAGCCAGCGAATACGTTTGCGGTTGTTACGTTTGGAACTGGAGTTAGTGATAGAGGCAAGAAGCTGAGTACAACCCCAGAATATGCATTGTCTGTTGTTGAAGCCTCAAACCCAAGATTAATGGTCGATGATGTCGACCCAGTTCCTGTTCGCACAACTTTTGGTGTTATGCTTATGTCTGTAAAATAAACTCTATACAATCCGTTTCCGTCTAGCGTAGAGTCGGCGGTTTCAACAGAATAACTATCGCGCTGCACGCCTCTTACACCAGCAGTACCAATCTTGGAAGCTGAATATAGAATCGTGTTTGCTGTGGCAAGTTCTCCACCCACAGTAACGCTTGGCGCTTTAACGCAGTGTAGATCAACTCTCTCAATCGAGTTCAGATCTATGGCAGAATTTCCTCTGAAATTCTTAAACTTCAGATAATTACCATATGACGTATCAACGTCAATATCAACTAGAGACTTTGAGTCTGATTCAGAGCGAGGCTTTTGCGTCTCAAGCTTGTATGTTCCGATGGTCTCAAACTCAAATCCCTTGATATAGGCTTTACCTGGATCAATGTTTATGATGTAATTATTTGCATTCGAAGAAGCAGAAACATAAGCTCTGAATGGCGTCACGGTGTAGTCGCCAGATTCATCATATGTTCTGCGCGCCAAGGTCTTTTCTATTTCTGAGTAGATTGGGTACTTAACCTGCTTCGTGACCACTCCATTCTCAAGCCGCATCAACTCGTAGAAGGCAGATTCATCAACTGCAGTGTCCAGAGGTCTTGTTGTCAGATTCAGATTAAATTGATATCTGTCAGCGCCTGGTGCTTGATAGTTAAACGACGACTGGGCTGGATCTAGTAGCGTCGAGTCGATTGTGTAATCAACAACAGAGTCTGAGATTTCCAATCCGATCTTAACATTAGCATACTGGTCGTATGCAGATGCTACTGAGGTTTGCTCGTTTACAGTTACAAAAAACCCATTGACGTAAAAGATTCCGTCATTGATAGATACAGTTGTTCCTCTGCCAGACGCGGCGCTGTTAATGCAGCGAGCCTTGGTTGTTGTACCAGCGACTTTGATAACATCTCCGTCAGCAAACTGCGTTCCGCTCAGATACTTGATCATCAGCGTTGGTGTGCCGCCAGATGGATAATACACAGCCAAAACCTTGGCCTGTGTTATGCTGTTTGAATCTAGCACAATGATCTTGTTATTGAAATCATCAACCTCAATATCGACATTGTTATATGTGTCGTCAAGCTTGATGTAGTTAACTTTGTTGTCGACTGTGATATTTCCACCAATAACTGGGGAACCATCAGCAAAAATATGATCGCCAAATGCCTTAATCTGATTCTGCAAAATAGATTGCATTTGAGTCAGTTCACGTGCCTGGACAGAGAATCCAGGCTTGAACAGCACTCTTAGATAATTATTGTCTTTTGCATTTTGCTCAAAGTCGTCATAGTATGGATTGATATTGAATTCCATGTTTTACCCTTTAGAATGCAAGAACAACTCTAATTTGTTCAGATTGATTCGAGTTTCTAACAATTTTACTTCTATTGTCAACATAAAGAAGGTCGCCGCTATACAAAGTCACTTCTGGTGACACGATATCAACTACAGTTCCAACAGCAGCTGACGTCGCTCCAGTTAATTGATCTGTCGACTGAACAGTACCGTTCACATTATTTATATCAAGAATATTATTGGCAGAGTCCCAATTTACTGCAATCGCAGTGACAGCAGCTGATTGAATCACTTCGTCATGAACATACTCAGTAACGCCAGGATCGGTGAGGGTTACTTTGTATGTTGTTCTGTACACTGATTGATCAGCGAACAACCCATCAGAATCTAGTGGGTCTCTGATTAAAGAGATCTGTCTAAAATCAAACGGATTTGACGCAGAACCTATAGGTATTTTACCAGATTCCGTTCCATTCAAGTCGACGCTCACCATAACTGCGTAGCAACCTAATTCTTTAGGAGGATTTGATCCATGACCGCCTGGAGTTCCTATAACAGTATCAAAAGACGCCGCTTGTCCATCTGCAGTTTGATCAGGGTCGTTGATAGTTATGGTTGCTGTAGTATAACCAAGCCCACCATTAATTATATTGATATCTGTTATTACGCCGCTTTCTACCTGCGCAGTCATAAATGCACCAGATCCATCTCCAGTGACAGTGACTATTGGTAGAGAGTTTGAATTTCCTGACTGGCCATCTAGATAATAACCACTTCCACCATCTAGTATGGTTACAATGTCAATTCTACCATCAACAGCTGCGCTGGCTACTTGTTGTTCTGTTAACACTGGCATCCATCTGCTGTTGAAGAACTTTAGCTTTAAGCCTTGTGGAATGGTGTACAAATACTTCCACTTATACCCATCTCCAGGGGAAACATATGGATTAGTTGGCAGCTGGCCGTTGACGTCAATCGTTGGTTCTACTGTAGATTCTGCACCATCATTGTTCCATAGGCACTTAAACACCTGATCTCTACCATTTCGCACATAGAAGTTGTTTGCGAAATATGGGTATCTGTTACTGATTTTGATCATAGTATTCGAAGCATATGTGCTAGCAAATGCAGTGTTCACATTAATCTGACCAGAACCAAAAGAAACTATTTGCTTTGACTCTTGTTCTATTGTTACTATGTCACCAGCTACAATAGATCCACTAGCGATGATATTATCAATCTCATACGCTGTGGTTTGACCCAAAGTTGTAGAAACATTACCGAGAATCAGCTTATCTTCGAAACTGAAGATTTCCTGATGATCTTGGTACATGTCAAAAACAGTATTAGATGTGTAATCAACTCTAGGCACAACAAAACATAAATCAGATGCAGTAACCTTCTTAATCGCAACCATATCTCTGAAGACTTGGTTTCTATAGTTTGTTGTGTAAGTCACTTCCTCAATTTCTGATTGAGTTTCATTTGAATCAGATCCCCATCGAACTGGTCTTCCGATTCCAACATATGTGTTTGCATCACTTGGAAATAGATTGTTCTTCAGATGATCAACAATCATATACTTGAGTGCTGGTGTGGTAGTAGAAATCATGGAATTTCCTAATTATTAGCTCTGGTTGTAATCGCTCTCAACTGAGCGTCTGACAATTTGTACGGATAATATTGTATATCTTTTATTATTATGCCTGGATATGGCGCACCACCTGTACCAGTTATTGACGCATTAGACGTGGCTACATTATAGCCAGCTACAAAGGTCGTGTTGGTGACCGCTATACCATTTGCAGTTATGAATCTGTGTGACGTATTATACGCAGATGCGGCAGTCTCAAACAAAGCACTGACGGCATTAACTCCACTAGTGGAAAGAACTGCTGTGCCATCATATGAGCCGAAAGAAGTAGTCGAGATGTATAAGTGCCTTTTCAAATTGTTGTTATCAAAATTCAGTAGATATGATGAATTTAGATTATCTACTCCAGGTTCTGTTTTTCTGACAGTATAAACAAAAGTTCCCTGCTCAGAACTAAAGAAACCAGAATTCACATTAACTGCTAATCTGTCTTGAGCTCTTGTGACGTTATTATTACCTGTGATGATCAAAGAACTTGGACCAAATCTTTGAGGTTCTGATTGTACAGCATGCACTATTACGCTGGTTTGAGCAGATGTCTCTGGTAATGGGTCAGAACCACAAGGATATATGTAAACAGCTTTTGTGTTTGCTGAATTGGGCACATAACCACCTATGACAACAAGCTGATACACTTCTCCACCATTTGGGCCAACATCTAATAATTTATTAGCATATGCTCTAGAATATGTACCGATTTGGTTCAACACAGTCACTACTTTAGTTTCCCAATTGAGCTTCGCTAAACAAATCCACCTACCAACTGTTTGATCTCTAATTCCAAGTGAAGTGGCAGCAGCATCAACATTTTCCACTATAGCAAAACTACAGTCAACATTAATAACATTTGTTGCAGAAGTACCTAGTACTTGAGCTCTTCCATGCGTGAGATTGTCGTTTGCCAGAGTATGTTTCGTTGCAACTTGGCCTTCGATCAAAGACTCAGCCGTAGATAGAGTAAATAGTGCTCCAACAGCACCCCATGCTGATGTGGCCGCAAAATTGCAACTAGAATTAATATTATTGGTGCTCGTACCTTCTAGTAAAATACCTTCTTTTTCACCTGTCAATGTGTTGTAGTGGAATCGGGCTTCTTTGTTGTTGCTGGCTATATGAATTCTTTTATCAGGACCCCAATATGTTGCAGAGCTAGTACATGCGCCAGCACCGCCAGCTGGCAGTCGCTCAAAGTATAATATGTCGCTGAATGATTTGTTTTGCATTATCCTGCTCTAATGATTGAATACTCAGAATTAGAATATTGCGGATAAACCATGTAAGGTATATCTGTGGCATCGCTGGTAATTCTTTCGCTCCATGTATTTATTTGTATTCTGTTACCCGAAACAGAAACTGCGTTAGCAGAAAATACGGTAGTTATTGGGGTGGTCGATGTAACAACCGTTGTGTCTGTTGCAATGTATGGACTTAATGTGTGCCCATTTTCAGCCTGAGCACCCCAAATGTATACGCCAGAATCGACTGCGCCTGTATAATTGTATACTCCAGTTCCTGTTGATGGTGCCAGAAGAATAAAGAATGCTGATTCTGCATTAGGTAGAATCCCAGTCAACCATAGTCTCCACCAACCATCTCCAATATACTCTGACCCAACATCAAGAATAACTCCAATATTTGTTATTTTGTATATTGTTCCAGTAACAAGATCAACCTCAATTCTTGCTGAGGTCCCATTTGAAGGAACACTAGCCATGTAAAGGATAATATGTCTTCTTTCTGCAGCCTTGGCATGAACAGAAATAGTTATTGGTTGATCCTGGTGTCTACCCGAACTTATGCTGTGAATGATATAGTGATCGGCTAAGACTGCGCTATTTTCTCTTAGCTTATATGCTGAGTATGTCCCGTCGGGAGCTGTTGTTCCTGTTGAAATAGAAACATTAACAGAGGCAGGTGCGCCGCTATATCTAGACCAGTATGATGTATTTGAGAACTCGTTAGACTTTCTAATCAAATTTGTTCTATAATCTGGCATCACAAATTCAATCGCATCAGTATCTGCTCGTAACAGAGGAGATATTGGTGATGAGTTTCCACTCACGACCAAAGTATTCGAACCATTTGTTGCAACAAGCGTTCCAGAACCAACATAGGCAGTGCTACCATCTAGTTCCGCAATTACTGTGTTTGCTGGTGCCATGAAGTATACACCATCAACGAAGTTCAGTTGCAGGGAAGGCATAGCCTGCGTATTTGCAATAGACTTAATTGCTCTGACAGAATATCGACCAGTTGATGTATTACCAGCAATCAGAATATCCCCAACATTAGCAACAGAAGAAGCATTTGTTGTACCTCTGAATGTGGCGTAGCCAGCAACTCCATACGGATCAATGGTGACGTTAGTTGTAGACTGACTTTGTGTGATAGAAACGACTTGCCCGTTTGAAGAAGTATCCAACTGATCTGTGCTATATGCTATAGTCTTAGCCAACATCGATGTTCCAATAGGATGCACGATGTCTCTAATTGTGTTTCTATATTCTGTCAGCGATTTCTCTGATTCAATCACATACGAATAGTTGTGATAGAAGCTATCGTTCTGAATCTTCTTGTCTGCAGAAAGGAATCCATCAGTTCCCAGATAGAAACCAGGATATCTGATTAGTCCATTATAGAATTCTGCACGAGCACGCGCTTTACCGTTACCATAGAACATTGGATTAGACAACCCAGTTGATCTAATTTGCGCAGAATAGCTGCTAGGAGCATCCACTCGTTTAGTGGTGTCAATTGTAAAGACGACACCACCTTCGCTTGTAAATGGTAGGCTGCTGTTAAAGTTCGTGAATGAATTACCAGAGTAATTAAACAACCGCAGATGATTATTCGATCTTTGGTATTTCTTGACCAGCCCAGTGAACACTGGATCTTCAAGACTATTTCCTTGATATACAAGCTCACCTTCAGATAGAGTCTCGGTAGCGCCAATCTCATTGATTACCATGTCAACAACCTTCAGAGAAACTGTTGGCGCCTCAACGTAATCAAATCCTCTAGATATTGTGTTTATGGTCTTAACTTTACCGATAGCGCCAGTTTGCACCGAGTAACTCAATCCATCTCCAAATCCATATGCAGTTAGTGTCGCACCACTACCAGATCCCGTGACTGTGGCTTGTTTATCGTCATAATAACCTTCTCCGCGAGAAGTTATTGTGACATCTGATATACCACCAGAAGTATCAACGTTGATATATCCAGAGAATCCATAACCACGACCAGTCACCTCGATGGTGTCTCCATTCGCATAACCAGAGCCAGGATTATCAATATAGATGTGCGCAATTTGTCCTGTAGCTCCCATTGGCTGCCGCCAAGTGGCTTTGCTTGAATATTGGCTATCATAGCTGTAGTTGATTGACTCTAGGGTGTCGTAGTATGAACCAACTTGGATTGGTGGAGTTGATCTAAACCCATAACCACCATTAACCACAGTAAATCCGCGAATTGAGCCAGTGTCAAGGTAGTTGTAGATCATACCTTGTTCAATCACAGAATTAATATTTGCATGCAGTTGGCTATTAGCAACAGACGCCGCAGCGGTGAACACTTTACCAGTATATGCGCCAGTTACAGTCTGACTGAGCAAGAATCCTGCTGTTGTTAACGGAACAGTATTCGATACAGCATATATGATTACTGTATTTGTACAAGCAGCGCCGCCTAATCCAAATCCAGATACATTGTTTGCGTTTAGAATGTATCCCTTAAAATTGGCAGTAGCATAACTGGAGCCATTAGCGTAAACAGGCTCATTGTTTTGGTACTGTACAGCAGATGATGTTTCTGTTAGTCCAATCAGAATGTTTCTATTATTCGTCAGTGGAACCCAGTTTCCCTCACTCAACAAATAGTTTTTCAAGTGTTCAATTGGAGTTGTTCCAACTCTAATTGTTTCTAGAAATGATTCTTGCGAACTGGATACATTCGCATAGTCAATTGCGCTGACTCTGACAACAGCGCTAGTGTTCGCTCCTGGGTCGTCTCCTGCATTGCGCAGAACAAGAACTTCAGTGTCTGAGTATTCTGTAAACCCATATCCACCAAAGCTAGTGACCACACTCTCAATTGACCCCTGTTCAACATCTCCAACTACAGCTATAGCATCGGCTGCTGTTGCTGTTGAATCTAACCCACCATAAACAACTACTGGGTCGCCAATATTATATGATAAGCCTCTGCGCTTTTGTTGTGGATCTGTGTTGATGTTAGAGTCAACAACGATGCTGGATATAGCGCCAGTGATCTTTTCTGCGAATAGCTGTTCAACTCCATCCTCATCAAGATAATAAATCTCAATGTTCTCACCATTGGTGAATTCTTTTACCAGATTAGAGACATAAATCTCTAGAATTTGATTACCGAAAACGCTATCTACTGTTAGATACGCAGCTTCAATTGTACAGGTGGCCTTTGATTCAGCGCCAGTACCTTTTCGCTTACTCAATAGTGATGGGTTGATTCCTTGATTTGCTTCGCTCAGATTTAACTGGAACGCCAGTGGCCTCTTCCACTTTCCGTCTGAGGCGATTAGGATTTGCTTTTTGGGCAGCAGTATTTCTATTTCTTCATTATACAATACTCTAAACAGCCACTTGACAGATTCTTCTGTACCCTTTTTATTATAGAATTCTCGGGCACCTTTAACTATCTTGCGCAAATCTAGTGCGGTGCTTTCTGGAAAATATGGCAGAAGTTCTTGCTTGAACTTGCTGACGAATGGATCTAGAGTCTCGTCAATATCGCGATACTTTTCTGCATTCTCAATATGATATACAGTATTTCCATAGTTGTATGACGATCCATTATATGTGAATGAACCATTATCTTCAAGCCAAGCATAATACTTTTCTAGGAATGTCCTGAATTTAGGATGGTCGCCCTTGACGAAATCTGGTAACTGGTTACCAAGTAATCCTGATACGGTTTTTTCTGTTGCCATGTTAAATCACCAACGAAGAAACTCTAACGTCGATAGAAGATGGATCTGTATTATCTAGGGTTAGAATAGAATTGCGTTTTGTCGAAAACACCGTTGTTTCTGGCGAAGCTTTGAATGTCATAGTTCCATACGCATCATTCACTGTTATTGGTTGGAAGTTTGTGAGCGTTATGATACCATCGTTGTAGTAGATCTCTCCGATTTGATCATTAATGGTCTTCTTAATGTTATTGTTATCGTAATAATACAGTCGCAGAGAGCCACGCTTGCCTTCTAGAACGACTTTAGCAGTAGCGCCACTCCCATTTCCACCAACAATTCTAGCGATAGCTGACGTGTAGTTTGATCCAGCGCTGATGACATTAATCGACTTGAGCTTGCCATTAACTATTATGGCTCTGGCTGTTGCACCAGTTCCGTCGCCTTCAATAACAACTTCTGGTAATTCGGTATAACCAGAACCAGCTTCTAGAATCTGAATCTCGTCAATACCAGAGAACGACTGAGGGACTTCTTCAATGAAGCATGTTCTCAGAGTTCCCAATTCGTCATAGTGCGTGAACGATGGGGAAGAGAATACTTTCTCCAAGCTCGTGCCTTTCTTGATTGGTATGTTGTAGTTTAATGTGTAGCTGGCAGCAACGCCCAGCGCTGGTCTGAATCTCTTTTCCAGGACCAATTTTACTGAGTTGTTCTCGATTGATGGATCAGCGTCATCGATTGCTCTGATTAGTCTAGACAGCTTAAACGAACCATTAAATGCATTTAGATTGGTTTCCGCAAAATCTAAAATTGCATTATAGACTAGTGTCTTAATTTCGCCAGCAGTTTTGGTCGTCTTTCTTGGGTCGTAGATAACATCTGCGACACAGTTAACATAGTTGTAGTCAGCGGCGACATATTCTGGCGTCACCGTCAACATAGACATCGGCTGAATAACCGAATTCTTGACATACTCAACCTCAGACTCAGATATCTCATAGTTTCCGCGAGGCTTGGCTGAGAAGTATATCTTACCGTAGACAGGTGGTTCTTCCTCATCTCCACCCCAAACAATCACTGAATCGAAGTATGGATACTTCTTATTGATCATATTGATGTAGTCGTTTTTAGTCACTGCTCTATTTTGAGCAATAAACGACTTCGGAGCGTTGAACTTAATCTCCTCAATAGATTCTTCAAGTTTTCCAGAAGAAGATTCAGAGACTAGATCAATTGTTGGTGTGACGCCAGCCAACACAGTATTTTGTAACTTGAAAGTTCTAATACCGTTAGCCGCATCGCCAGAGGTTACGACATACGAAACAATAACGATATTGCCATCGGTCAACGACTTACCGATAATGTTATCACCAAAGTATATTTGGTACTTACCGTTGCGATTTTCTTCTAGATAATACACAGCGCTCGTACTAGAAACTGTTGTTGCGTCTTCAGCTAGAATATATGTCTCAAGGTTTGATGACTGCGCAGAAGTTTGAACCTGCACTAGAATTGTTGTGGTATCAATTCCAGCGTCGGGCAGTTCGAATACTTGTTTTGTGTTTACCTGAGCGTCATATGTAAATGTGTAGCCTACTGGCTGACCTTCCTTTAGCTGCACATTATTGAATATAAAGTAACCATCTTCCTTGCTGGTGACTTTTTGATCAGTATTGACGAAAATATAGCTGACACCATCCTTCGACTCAGAAACGAATCTGGTAAATCTTGGCAGAGTAAGAGCACTATTTGATCCACCAGAAACTTCTTGGAAGGAAAGATTAATTGTTGCCTGTGAAGCGACTCTAGATCTTGGTGCATAGCCTAGTAGTTTGGCGTGAGAAACTACAGAAGGTCTGGTCAGCGCCGTGTCCATAAACATCTCATTCGCCATCATGTTCATATAGTATCCCATGTAATGGGTATTATATGCTAACACGTCAAGCAGAACAGATAGACCAGAACCCTCAAAGTTGTAATCAGAGAATTCGCTTTGACTCTTCAGAAAAGCTCTGAGATTAGTCTTTATAGTGTCAAAATCTAATTCTGTGACTCTTAGTTTAGCGTCTAAATTTGCCATTTATCGTACTCTTTCTAGGAAAAGGGTCACTGTTATCGGTTCAGCTGAGTTGACTAGGAAAAATGTTATCGTAACTTCATATTGTTGAGCGTCATAATCTGGATAAACATACACACCTTCAATCTTAACTCTCGGCTCGAAGTTTCTTATGGTTAGTTCAATCTGATCCTTAATCTGGACAGCAACCAGATCGTCCATCTGTTCGAACAATAACCTATTTAGATCAGAGCCAATAGTTGGCTGAAATAGTCTTTCATAGGTATTCGTTTGAATCAAATTCTTCATAGAAGAAACTACAGCTTGCACATCTTTCTTCTTAGCAATGTCTTTAGTCACTGGGTGCATCTCAAAATCCAAATCAATATCAGTATAAGTTCTTGTTGCTAGTGACATTATTGTAGTTGCTCTATAACTGAAGTATTAAGTGTTTTGTCCAGCAAAGATTTAACGCTTGGGTCCTGATATCCTCTAGACCAATCGTACGCTAGTCTCATAGCCTCAGCGCGTTTTGATAAATCTGCATATGCCTCATAATCAGAAGCCATGGCTGATTCAAGTGTCGCGCTGAAATTATTTATAGCAGCTGCCGCAGTTAGCAATTTTTGCTGTTTTTCTGCTGTGCTTCCTGATTGCATACCAGTAAACATTTCTTGTACAAATTCAGACAGGCTGGCTAGAATTGACTCTTGCCGTAAACCACTAGTTTGTTCAGAAATATAGTCAGTGTTAGAAGAATCATGAGCGTTTAATATTTGATGATTCTCTATAATCTTATATTGGCTGATGTTGGTGTAGCTGGTAATTGGTTTAGCGATCATTAGTCGTATACCATACACCACAAGACTTGTGTTTGGTATGCTGCTATTGGCAGTTACTGTAATTATCTTATTTGCTATGTTCGATGAGAATGAGATAAATGGATCAATGGTATAAGCTGTGTCCACTTCTCGACCAAAAACATATGTTCCGTCATGAATTACAGTATATTCTGACATCTGGTGTTCTATACCAGATGAACCTTGGATGTAATATTTTGCGCTTCTAAATTGATCAGAAGAAAACGATACTATGGAAGTTGCCACATTAGGAGGCAGTTCATTGTAGATAAAGTTATCTGTAGTTGACTGAGAAGTATTCCCTGCATTTTCGTTGGTCTTTTCCAACACTAACCCAGAAAGTCTATTAGTATGATCTAAAAACTCATTCAATACAGCAACGGCGCCACCAACACCATCTCCACCACCCATGGATTCTTTTAATGCTTTATATTGTGATGTCAGCGCTGAGTCTGCAGAAACAGAAGCTAATGTTGAACTTAATATAGTAAAATTGGAATTTGTATAGTAGAGTATTCTATCTCGAACATCTGTTATTAAATTGCCCAGAGGATTTTGGCAAAGCGCAGGTAAGTTTTCCTGCAAACTACCAGCATCACCAACATTAGCATTTATGATGTCCACTAATCCTTGTGGAATTAAGCTGGCGGATTCTTCACCAATAGTAGATAACGCCTCATCGTCTTTGTAACTAGCTGCCGCCGCCGCAGCTAGTTCATCTAAAGTTGTGAAAGCAGAATCAACAGCTGTTTCTACTGTCAATTGAGCAACATTTGATGAACTCTCTGCAACAATAGCAGCGTTCAGTTCTGTTATTGATTCCTCTGTTGCTTGGGAAGCCCCTTCGGCAGTAGAACCAGCAGTACTACCAGCGACAGTAGAAGTCAAGCTTGGTTTTATCGTTGGCTGAGAGGCTGCATCTAAGATTTCAACAGGAACCATTTCGGTTCTTGGGTATAACTTCTTACCAAGAACCAGTTTACTCGTTTGCTTTACTGTTTCTTGTGGGTAGAAATCTGGGTTGAGAGACAATGTTAACCCAGTAGAATCTACTAACTGCTTAACTTCTAGACAATCAGCCTGAATCTCTGGGAATATTTCTTTATTGAGCTTGAGTATTCCGAGTAGAGGATTAATAGTATCCTCAAATTCAAGTATGGCTTGTGATTTAGTCTGATCCGTTGCAGTTTGAGTTATTTGCTGCTTGATCAGATTTATGGCCGATAGCGCCTCAGCGACCTCAGAGGAAGTCGTTGTACTCTGCGAATTTAATCCTCTAGAAAAACTCATTGTGGCGTCTCAAGTCCAGTTGCTGTTGGTGTTTCTGCAGAACCATTGGTAAGTATTTTACCAATTCCTCCACGCTTATCTGTTCCTGGTGGGATCTTGACTTTATTTGTTATCTTACCAGATAGCGAAAGGTTCGAACCTTGTAGAGTCGCATTACTTCCTTTCAGGCTCAGCTTTCCACCAGAACCTATTTTCGCGGCTCCACCAGATTTGACATCGGTTGTTCCGCCAGATTCTAATTTAAGTTTGCCTGCGGCTTTGATCTTCACGTCTCCACCTGAGGACATATTAATCTCTGATGCTTCTATGTTGAGCTTTCCAACAGACTTTAAGTTGCAGTTGCCACCAACTGTTATGTTGCAATTTCCCTCAACATAAACATAGTCCTCACCCATTATTAGAGTGTAACCATTCTTGATAACTTTCTCAACTTTGTTACCGTCTTTGTCGATCTCAAAGAAAGTGCCAGCTTTATGGTAAAGAGCAACTCTCTCGTTGTTTTTAGTGTCGTCTAGCTCAAACGCATGCCCAGATTCTGTT